TTTGATAATGTTGGGTTAGACATATAGATATTCATTGATTGTGATTGGTCAATGAATGGTGCTCTGTCAGCCGCCATATCAATAAGTTCTCTTTGTGATATCTCCCAAATTGTTTTGTATTTTGGAATTAAATGTTCAATTCTTTTAACCTTCTTGTTGTAATTTTTATCTTCTTGGTCAAGATAATTGTTAAAGTTAATGTTTTGAATTGACCCTTCATTCATAATGATTTCGTTTTTCAAGTCTTCAGACCAAATACCTATTTTTTCAAAATCTGTAATTAAGTATTTATTAACAATTAAAATCTCACACCCAACTACACGACGATTAAATAATGCCGAGTGAGCCGGTTCTGTCATTTCAAATGAACCTGTGATTTTAGCTGACGACGCAACCGGCATCTGAGCAGTGAATAAAGAGTTACAAACCCCGTGGTTGGATACTTCTAACTTAAGTGAGTCCCAATCCCACATTCTACCTATTCCTTCGTAATCTAATCCCCACATATCGAATTGGAATATACCTTTTGACATTGGTGACCCCTCGAAGAATTTATATGGTTTATATTCACCTGATTTACATAATTCCATACTCTCGGTGATTGCCGCGAAGTAGATAGTTTCAAAGATTTCTTTGTTTAGCTTTCTTGCCTCTTCAGATGTGAAGATATAATCCATTAAGAAGAATACGTCAGCAAGACCTTGAGTTCCGATAGCAATCGCTCTTTGTTCTAACCCACCTTTTCTACCTTGTTCTGTTGAGTAACTATTGATATCCACAACTTTGTTAAGTGCTCTAACAACTTTTCTAACTTCACTATAAAGTAATTTAAAATCAAATTCACCTTTAATGATAAAGTTTTTCAATACCATAGATGATAATGTACAGATTGCTGTAGTGGTTTCATCAGTATATTGGTAAATCTCATTACATAGGTTAGATTGTTTAATCACACCAATGTTTTGATGGTTTGTCTTTCTGTTAGCACTATCTTTAGAACATAAGTAAGGAACTCCGGTTTCAACCTGAGATTCAATAATTTTATTCCAAATTGTTTGAGCTTTCACTTTCTTACCTAAACCAAGTTCAACTGCTTTGTTGTAGTTTGACTCATACTCATCACCGTAAGCCTCTTGTAATGGTTTGATACCAGCTTTAACAATGTCGTTAGGACAGAATAAATACCAATCATCGTTGTTCTTAACCGCGTTCATAAAATTATCCGGTAACCAAATTGAGGTAAACAAATCTTTTGCTCTCAATTCTTCAGCACCTGTATTCTTTTTGATTTCAAGTAAATCTATGATGTCTTTATGCCAAGGTTCAATGTAGATGGCAGCACTACCGGGTCTTCTACCTTGTTGGTTAAAGAATCTTAACCCTTCATTAACAATCTTTAGGTATTTCAATAAACCACCGGCAAATCCACCTGATGATTTAATACGACTCTCTTTACTACGAATACTAGACATACATAATCCAATACCAGCAGCGTCTGATGAATACGTTGAAATGTCGTTAAATGTTTGTAATAACCCTTCTCTTGAATCCCCGTGATTGTATTTCAATACACAAGACGCTAGTTGGGGTGTCTTAGTTCCCGCATTAATCATAATTGGTGTTGCCGGAGAGATAAGTTGATTCGACAATGAATTATAGTATTCAACCGCCTCTTCAAATGATTTAGTTACCCATAGAGCAACTCTCATATACATATGTTGAGGTCTTTCAATAACTCTACCTTCAGGATTTTTTAACAAATACATTTCTTGTAATGATTTCCACGCAAAATAATCAAAATTGTAATCATTATCGTGATTTATTACAGAATCAATATTTTCAGGTCCGTATTTTTCAATAGTTTCCATTAACTTATCGTTAATAATATCATCAACGTGTAATGTGTGCATTGTATTACAGAAACTTTCATCAGTCTCTTTGTGATACGCAGATATCGCCACAGATGACGCTAATCTTGAGTAGTCGTGATGACTTCCGGTATACGCCGCAGCAATCTCGTAAACCAATTTATCTAACTCTTTGGTTGTAATAACACCCTCTGTTGGAACTGAAGTAATCACCTTAATGAATACCTCATCAGCATTAACTTTTAATCCTTTTGAAGCTTGTTTAACTCTATTATATATTTTTTGGGGGTTAAACGATACCTCGTCACCCCCTCTTTTTTTTATTTTTAGTGACATCATATTAAAAATCCTCCGTAAATGTTAATGATTCTCCTAATTTAGCTTTTTGGTATTCCATAGTTCTTGACTCAAAGAAGTTTCCTTTTGTTTCAACAGCTATCTGTTCCATAAATTTAAATGGTTGTTCAACATTAAAATGTTTTTTACAACCAAATTTAACTAATAGTCCGTCAGTTACAAATTCAAGATATTGTTTCATCAAGTTTGAATTCATACCAATTAACGATACCGGTAATGACTCAGTAATAAATTCTTTTTCAATCTCTAATGCCGACAATAAGATTTCTTTAATTCTTTTCTCCGTTGGTTTGTTCTCAACGTGATTGTTAATCAAATGAATTGCAAAATCACAATGTAAGTTCTCATCTTTGAAGATTAATGAATTAGCATTACATAATCCTTGCATAATTCCTCTTGATTTCATCCAAAAGATAGAACAGAACGAACCTGAAAAGAAGATACCCTCAACCGCCGCAAACGCAACTAATCTTTCTTGGAAGGAAGCGTTCTCAATCCAATCAAGAGCCCATTTAGCCTTCTTTTGAACTGCAGGTAATCTATCAATTGCGTGGAAACATTCATCTTTCTCTTTATCGTCAGATACATAAGTATCAATTAATAATGAATACATTAATGAGTGAATATTCTCCATCATAATTTGAAACCCGTAGAAGAATTTCGCTTCAGCATATTGAACTTCTTTTAAGAAATTCTCAGCCAAGTTCTCATTTACAATACCATCAGACGCCGCAAAGAACGCTAATATATTTTTAAGGAAAAATCTTTCATTATCAGATAGGTTCTCCCAATCTCTAATATCGTTAGATAAATCCACTTCTTCTGCTGTCCAAAACGCTGCTTGGTGTTGTTTGTAAAATTCCCATATATCGTTATGTTCTATTGGGAAGATAACGAATCTATCGTTATTCGGTTCTAATATTTTTTCTTTCATATTAATTATTTTGTTGTTGATTTTTTTCTTTTCTCTTATCTAACAAATCTTTGATTCTTTGTCTATTTCTTTCTTCAGTTTGTTCTTCTAAACCTAAGAATGTTACTGAACTTTCAGTATCAATCTCCAACATACCATTATCAAATTTACAATTCTCAAATACAACCCCATCATCACCAATACGTGATTTAGTAATTGCAATGGTTGCTAGTTTCATTTCTTTTTGTTGTAGAGATTTAGCCACGGAAATGATTACGTGCCCAACCTGAGCTTTTTTAATAGACCCACCCATTTGGTCGGTTGTTACAACATCAGATGATATTGAACTTCTATTCCCTTGAGTTGCCGTCCATCCTACTAAATCAAGTTCGTGACACATAGCCTCAAACCCTCTCATTACGGAACCCTCAGATTTCCATTCATCCCCCAAATTTTTATCCGGAACCACACAATCAATGTAGTCCAATAATACCATATCAATTTTGATTCCTTCTGAAATCATTTTTCTGATTTGGTTTTTAATTTGCATCATTGTTACGGTGTCAGATGGAAGTTTTTTAAGTATTAACTGATTAGACATTGTCTCCTTAACAGTCTTAACTTTTTCCATAACTTCATCCTTTCTTAAAGACAATTCATCCGGATGGATTTTTGTCCATAATGTAATGTGTTTACGTTGAATAATCTTTGGGTTATCCTCAAAGAATATTTGTAAAACATTATATCCCAAATTAAATGCGTGATTTGAGATTTTTGTCAGTAAAGTAGATTTACCAACACCTGTTGGTGCTAAAACAACACCAATTTCACCCTTCGCTAAACCACCTTTTAAGAGTCTATCTATCCCCGGAATACCCATTGGTATCGGATGACGATAATCTTCGTTTAGAACCTCATCTAAATTGCTAAAAACACTTTCAGTTCCCTTATCGTGTTCCCCAACCTGAAGAGCTTTACTTACCAATTCTTCTAATGTGTCATAACTCTCAAATTCACCAGCATCGATGATTTTTTGAGCTTTAACCATTACTTTCTGTAACTCCTGTTGCTTACAGAATTTCATAGATTTTTCTTGTACAAATTCTGCCCCATCAACATCTGTATCCTTAACTTTATTAAGGGTGTCAATAATGATTTTTGCCGCCAAAGGTTGTTGTATTTCAGATTTTGTAATTTGTTCTAAGGTGTCAAACGTAGGAGTATGTTCATATTTTGAGTAATATTCTTTAATCATTTGGATGATTAATTTGAAATACTTATTCTCAAAATAATTTGTTTCAATCACATCAATAATGGACCTTGAAAAGTCCTTATCAACTATGATTTGGTTTAATAATTGTAGCTGAAATGTGCTACCGAGATACTCGAAATTTTTGTTTGTCGCCATATAATTTTTATTAGTGTATTTGATAAATACTACACACTTAGATTAACGTCTAGATAATTGTATGTTAAATTTTTTGACGAGAAAATGTCAGTCAAATTCATTAACAAGTTTTTTAGGTGTGGGCGTACATCCACAGTATATCTTACCTTTGGGGGGTATACTTTAGCATCCACCTGTCTATGACAAATTGTCACATCATTTTGTTTTACGAAGATATTAAAGTACTCCGGACCATCAATATATGACGTATCCAAAATAGTCGGATTGTTAATAATTTCGTACATATTATCCGTCATATACGTTACGGTTTTCATTGATAACTGAGCTTGTATATCGTCTTTAAATTCACGGAGTAACTCATAAAGTTCTAACGAGTTTTTTGCTTTGTCGTTAAACTCTCTCACGTTGAAAAATCTTTGAACGATAATGTTATCGTTTACCATCATTAAGAATTCTAATTTTACTGAATCTTGGTCTTTCATAATT